CCAACTGGTTGTTCTAATCTCTTCTGAACGAAGACTAATTTATTCTGAAATTGTGCCATACGTTTAAATATCTTTTCTGCTTGTATTTCAGTAAAGTTATCATAAATGTCATTTGACCAATTTCCAGAATAATAAATCATTGTAAATTCACCTTCATCATCATCTAAAAATCTTTGAAGTTCATCTGGAACTTTTAATATTATTCTTTTTAAATAAGCGTCTAATTCTTTTGTTTTTCTACTCACCTTATCTCCTCACTTTATTCATAATCTTATTTATTATATATCTAAACCAATAGCATTTAATTTAGGTCTAAAACTGAAAAATGTATCGTTATGATTTCCTGTATCTCCTAAATTTGCCATCTGATACAAATGTATCATTTCGTGTCCTAACGTATCAACAAATTCTTTTTTAGTTCTATACGTCTTATCCATTTCTAAATTATATTGATTTGTTCCTTTTCTTTTCCATTCCAATATAAGCACTTGAGCAATACATTTTTTTCTATTCATATCCATTATATTGATATCACTAAAAGGAGATAATTTCCCATTAAAAACGTTCTCATTGATTAATCTGAAATACTTTTTAATATCTTTATATGTAGTCTTGTATTTTCTCACAGATAAAAGCTCTCTCTTTAATCTTTTTTTGACTTTTTGTTTTCTTTGACTTGGCATTGCTTGTTTTTTCTATCTCCGTATTCTAAAAAACCATATAATATAAATGACCCAAGAATTACAATAAACAATTCTTTGGGTATAAAACTATAAATTATTTGCAATGTTTCGTATATTGCTTCAGTTACACTCATAATGACTATTCTTCAAAAGAGCACATTTAAACTCTTCATCATTTTTTTGTCTGATTTCACTAGCAAGACTATCTAGTATATTTGGTAGGTGTTCTTGTAATACACCACTAAACTCCGTAATCATATTATATACTATTCTCTCTAACTGCGATTCTAATAAAGCAGTTGCGTCAACATCATTACTTTGTAATACTTGTGTAATTACGTGTGCTACTACTGCCTCGTTATATTCATCTGCATTTGCATATCCTTTGTGGAATTCATATGCAACCCAACCCCACAATAATACAAATACCATTATCACTTTCAATATCGTTTTCATTATATATTTCTCTCTTTCATATTATTTATTCTTTATACGTCCAGTATAGACTAAAAAGTTACTAGAGTCAAGTAGTATTTTCATTAAAAAAGTGAGTAAAATCAACGATTTAGATAATACTTACTTTAAAATGTTCTATTTTTGTTCTAATTTTTGATACAATTCGTTCCATCCAAACGCTTCTTTTACTACCGAATCACTTAAACCCTTATAAACTCTATGTAATTCTTTATTCTTTACATTAAGTAATAGACCTGCTTCATCACTATGTAATCCTTCTAGCATTTGAATAAACAAAGTTTCTTTTTGAGTTCTTGTTGTTTTATTATCTGCACCTTTGACAAAATGCCACAATCGTTTTGCTTCAGTTTTCAATATTGTGTGTTCAGTACCTTTTGGTGAAGGATTTGCCATATAAGGCGGTGTTCCTTCTGGTAGTTCCCACTCAACAGTAGGATCAAATGATCCTTTTAATATCATCCTTAAAGATGGATGGTCATATTGTTTTAAAACCTCTACCTTTTCTGTTTTAGTTTTTGCGTTATTTACCTTCGTTAGTATTTCTGAAAATAATAAGTCAGTTGACCCTGCTGTTCTAGCCATTGCTTCCATAGAAGTCCTGCTCATTAATGATGGATGGTGTTTTAGTTCGTCTGCCATTATATTCTCCAATTTTTAATATTAATCATATACCTATTTATACTCTTAAAATACAGGCGACCTGTTATAGTCGCCTATATCAATCGTATTGGTTACGATTCTGTTACGCTTTAGTAAGCGTATTCTGTACCGTATAGTTTAGTTATACCAGCAGCAATTATTGCTCTTGTTGGTTCACCTATTCTGTACGAAGTACCTTTAGACCCTTTGTTAATATATACCATATTACCATTGGATCTTAATTTGTCCACCATTGCTCTAGGTGAACGAAGGTCAAATCTGTTTCTCAAAGTTTTCCAAGTTACAGGTTCGCCTTTCTCTAAAAGGTTTAAAACCTTTTTTGTTTTTGATAAGGCTTTTCTGCCTCTAGTGTGTAGTACTCTTTTACGAGTTCCCACAACTTTAAGTTCGTCTTTACCGAACCATTTAAAATTAAACATTGTTTAATTCTCCTTTATTATTGCTATTTAAAGTCCGCTGGGACTATTCCTTAACCGGAATTCATTTGGGCTTGTCAGGTGGTTTATCACCATTTAAATCCATATCGGATTCAAACATATCTGACCCATCCCTTAAATCGTTTATCTCTTCTTTTAATTCTTTATTAAAAACATTTGGTGGTTTTTGTTTTTTCACTTGGTCTTTTAAAAAATCTGAATAATCTATCCTTGCTGATGAAGCTTTACCACCTCTATTAAATCTTACTGATACCATTTTATTTGAAAGTAATTGAGCAGCGTGTGCTATATTAAAATCTCTATAAATTAAACCTCTTATACAATCAATTACCAATGCAAGGTCTTTTGTAAATGATTCTTTAGTTGTTTTTAAACCCATATCTACAAATTTCTTTAACAAATCAAAACCAATTTCATCTACACTACCTTCTATAAATTCTCTAGTTTGCTGTTCTTTTAATCTTAATAAAAAGGGTGAGTCTTGAGGTTGAGTTATTTTCTTTTTGATTTTTCCTTTTGGAAATAAAATTATTTTAGCACTCTTCTTTTTATCTTTATCGTTAATCACGTACTATATCACCTTTGTAATTCACTAATTTCTTATTATTAAAATATTCTATAAGTTGATTATAACCACCAATTAATTCTTTATCTATTTTAATTTGTGGCATTGCTCGTACTTTTTTCCCTATATCTGCTATCATTGCGTCAACAGATTTAAATTCTTCTAGTTTCTTTTCTTGAAATTCTAGGCCAAGGCCTTTTAACAAGGCCTTCGCCTTAACACAGTACACACAATTTTCTTTTGTATATACTGTGATATTTTTAGTTAGTATTTGCTGACTCATCATTGTTATCCTCTTTTTTCATAAGGTTTTCAAATGACTTGTTAGCGTGATACTTTAAGTTATAAGCGTCTGTAGCTTGTTCTATTGTATAGTTGAACATTTTGTTGTATTCACCTAATGGCAATCTCAAGCCAATCCAAGCTCTATAGTAACCATTCTTTGTTAAGGTTACATCTTGAGCAAAGATTTCATATCCTCTAACTGGTGTATCTTTAATAATATTGACCAATACAGATTCTACTTCACTAACAACAGTTTTACTATTAGATTTTCCAATCTCCGTAATAAACTGTTTTGACTCTTTATTCATCTCCCCTTTGATTATATCAGCAATTTCTGCTTTCGCAATCATTTTTGCTTTCTCAATAGCGAGATTCAAATCTGGACTAACAGCTGTTCCAACTCCAAAGATACATTCCTTTTCTTTATCTTTACCAAATCTTGCAATATCGCAAGCTTTAGTTTCAGAAAAATCGGCCATATACCATTTTGGAACTGAATTAACTACTTTTCCAGTTTCATTTTTAATTTTATAATTAGCAGCACAATTAGTCAATAATAGACCTAGTACTGTAACTGATAAAATCTTAATGTATTTGTTCATTAGTTTTTCACACTCCTTTGTACATTATATAATAGTTCTTGTATTAAGTCAATGCTAGATTGAGCATAGCCCAAAAAGTCTGAAGCACTAACTCCATATACAATCACTAACAGAAGCATTATTATGATAATATTCTTTATCATTTTACCTTCCATTCTCCGTTCTCATTTAAACACACTTTTCCGAACGATTTAAAAGCGTGATTTTCTCTACTGTAATACCTACAATACTCTGGTGTAGCAATATCACGGTAGTAAAACTGAGCAAACAACTCCCAATAACTAGGGGTGTCAATTCCTTTTCTTCCATCAGAGCAGTATAACTCTTCTTCTTTAGATACCACTCCATCTTTTTCTTTAATAAGTATTTTAACAAAACAATATTGTTCTGTATCATTTTTAACTTCTCTAACATCATTATATAAAATTTTATCTTCTACTACTTTTATATGTTCAGCATTAGCGCCACTTACTGCATATGCACATAATAATAACACTATTAATATTGTTGTAACTACAATTTTATCTGGATTATACATTAATTTCTCCTTAATCCATCTGGTTTTTCTATCCATTGTCCATCTGGTAATTGACAAGCACTTCCAAAGTGTATTTCTCTTACCACTCCACCAATTCCTATCAGTGGCCATTTACTTGTTATATCTACTCTATGGTCATAATCTTTACATTTAAAAGGTCCAACCAAATAAGTTTTTGTTATATGAATTGTACCATTATTTCCTGTTCTTGAATTATACCAATTCGTATATGAAGAACCATTTGGACTTGTATTCAAATGGTCTACAAATACGGCATTATGCACATCCCTATCACTTTTATATAAAATTTCTGCACCTGCAAAGGCAGCGCTTACAGCACACGTAGCAACCACATACGGATTGTCGGACATATACTGTAAACATAAAGTTGTTCCTGTTGTTGCACCCAAGACAGCACCTGTATGTGACCTACTCATACAATTAGTTAAAAATAAACTAATCGCTAATAGACATATTAGTTTTGCGTATTTGTTCACAAATGTTCCTTCCGTCTTTACTCATTACAATGT